AAGAGTGAACCGACAAAAGTATCTACGAAGCACGAATGTAGTATTGTTGCTAACGGTTTACAGCCTTACGCAGTGAGGGCTTTTAACCACTGCACTAACTTAGAAGCACAAAATTATGAATAACGAAAAATTGTCCACCGAAGCATATAACCCCCCATTGCGTAAGGGTGTTGTTAGCCGTTCGGCTTTCAGGTCGTTGCAAATTCCTTTACTTCCATTTTGTGATGTGAAAACTGCACATTCAACGAAAGATTTTGACTCTTTCCATATTAAAAATAGCAACACTAATTGTCAATTAAATGTTTTTTGGAGGAGCGATGGTCAAGTTACCGTAAGTTTTTATGATGCAAAAATTGAAAAATTAAGAGACAGAAATAAGGAGGTTTATCGCTCAAATGTCTTTACTCAAAATATTTTAGAATCGTTGTGTTGTCAGTTTTTAAGCTGACGGCTAACGCCATAGCAGCTTTGCGTTCGTGCTGCATTTTGAAACCGAACGCTTCATTTAATAAAAAATTTTGATATGGAAAAGAAACTTGATAATACCAAAAATCCACAGCATGACGCAAAACTGCCTGTTAGCAAATCGGTTTGCGACCATAAGCATGGAAGTAGAATTATATTTGGAGAAAGGCGTTGTGCAAAGTGTGGTGTTTTGTTCGGTAGGGTGTAGCAAACTGTTTGCTAACGGCTACGGCTATGTGCAGTAGCGGATTTTAAAACACAAAACTTTAAATAAAGAACGAATGATGATAATAGAACAAATGTTAAAGAACGCACAAACACCGCTATTGCATATAGCCGATGTTAGCGGTAGTGCTTTATTTCAAGGCGATTGCTTAGATATTATACCTTTGATACCTGATAATAGTATTGATATGATTTTAATTGACCCACCATATAATACTACGGATTGTAAATGGGATAAACAACCTATTGATTGGAATTTATTAAAGGCTGAATTTATGCGAATTATAAAACCCGCTGGGACAATTTGTATAAGTGTTCAAAACCCTTTTTCTTTTATGATTGGAAGTTTATTTGTTGAAACTTATAGACATAGATGGATATGGGAAAAAGATAAGTCGGCTAACTTCCAAGCTGTAAAATGCCAACCATTAAAAACAACGGAAGATATTTTAGTTTTTAATAAAGTAGGGTATAAAATACCGTGGAACAACAACGGAAAACAAAAAGGAGTTTACAACCCACAAATGAGAGAAGGTAAAGGGCATTCAAGAGAAAAAGCAATGTTTATAGATTTTAAAAAAGGACAAAGTATAAATGAGATAGTAAAAAGGGATAGTTACAGAAATTCAGTTTGTCAAAACACAAATGATAGTGCAAAACAGAGATACCCGAAGGAGTTGATTTATTTTACTGTACCACATAAAAAAAATGAAAGAGTACACCCAACCCAAAAGCCAGTAGAATTATTTGAATATTTAATAAAAACTTATACTAATGATGATATGATTATTTTGGATTGTTTTATTGGCAGTGGCACTACTGGAGTTGCTTCTAAAAAACTAAACCGTAAATTTATCGGTATTGAAAAAGAACCTAAATATTATGAGATTGCCTGTCAGCGATGCGGTTTTTAGCATTACCGCTAACGATGTGGCACTTTACACGATTGCGACAAAACAGAAAATAGATTTATTTAAGAAAATAAACACATAATTAACAAAACAAAAACGACCGCCAACGAAAGCAATTCGTTGTAGAAGTGCTTGTTAGGCGGCAAAATTTGGAGATTACAATGGCTACCGAATTATTAGACCCGAAACAATTAGCGGAAAATTTGCGGGGCAAAGTGAAACAAGAGTATGTGAATCTTATCCCCGAAGAAAAATGGGACGCATTTATAACAGAGACGGTTAATGATTACCGAGAAAAGGAATTAAAAAAAACGATTACCGATGAATTAACTGCTTGGGTGAAACAACAAGTAAAAGATTATTTGAGTAATAAATCTTATACACATTGGGATAATGATAAACAAAGAAACATATTGGACGATGAGTTGATAAAGGGCATTGAAGCATTAGCCCCGCAAATTTTTACATCTATGATTCAAGGGGCTGTGCAATATGCTATACAGAATATGCGGAACGGATTAGGATATTAAAATTTTGTCCGCCTAACGGAGTGGCAAATAGCCCGCCGTTGAGAGTTTAACACGCAACATAAAAGGTGATAATGGAAAAGGTAAAAAATAAAATACAAAATGTTGGTTCAGATGATTTAGGTCGGGCTGATTTGCTTGTTAGGCGGCGGTGCAGGGTTTGTGGTGAAGAAAAGCCGCTTGATAAATTGGTGAAAAGGAAAAGCTGTAAATATGGTAGAGATACATTTTGTAAAGAATGCCAGGCTGCCGAGACTAAGTGCTGGAGAAATAACAACAAAGATAAAGTTAGAAAACAGCGAAGGGATAATTATAAAAAAAATATAGATAAACGCCGCAAAATGGCAAAAAAATATTATAAGAAATATAAAGAGAGAGACTGGTATAAAGAAAAATATAAGCGATGGAATGATAAGCAGCAGCGGGAATTAACAGATAATTATGTGTTAAAAGAAATAACTAAAAACTCAGACTTAAAATTTAACGAAATACCAAAAGAACTGATAGAATTAAAGCGAGTGCAAATATTATTGTACCGTGCAATGTATAAATAAAAAAGGAGTAGCAAAATGGCTAAGAAGCAAGCACAAACCCAATCAGTGACGGAGTTGAGAAACATACTTTATAACCAAGTGGATTTGGTAAACTCTGGTAATTATGAACACAAAAAAGCTAATGCGATAACGCAAGCTGCTGCGGGCATTTTCCAAAGTTACAAACTGCAATTAAATGCAATGAAGGCAGCCGGACGTAAAACAGACATAGCTAAACTTGACGGGTTGTTGGATGACTAAATTGTCAGGCGGGCAATGCACCGTCCGCCTAACTACTACTTAACGTGAGATAAAAAATAGGAGGTAAAAACGTGAAAAATGGCGGATTTACGCACTATTACGGAAGATACAAAAAGTCCGTAGTACAAGAAAGTGTAGTACAAAGCGAAAAGAAACAGTTCAGGATCTCCGGTGATTTGTTAAAGTCTTACAATTATCACAAAAAGCACTTTGATAATGAAAGCGAGTTTATCCGGGAGCTAATATCGAAAGGCATCGAGGCAATGAACAAAGAAGAAATTTCAGACTTATAAAAAGGGTAATAATAAATTATCGAGACCGTTTTTCGGTTCTCGATGAACTACTCCTTAACAAGAAACGACTTTAAAACTTTAGGAAAATTATATGACCCTATCAATATCAATGATCGTAAAAAACGAAGAACATTACATACTCGATTGTTTGCAGTCAATCAAAGATGTGGCGGATGAAATCGTTGTTGTTGACACCGGCAGCAGCGACCGCACAATAGAAATAGCTCTCCGTTTTGCAGCAAAAGAAAAGATAAATCTTAAATTATATCATTATTCGTGGGGCAAAGACTTTGCGGCAGCACGCAACTTTTCGCTTAAAAGATGCACCGGGGATTGGATACTCTTCATCGATGCAGACGAACGTCTCTCACCTTATTCTGTTGAGACAATCAATGCTATTAAAAGTATTGATAATAAGTATGCATATCATTTGCAAGTTCGTTCTTTAGGCAATATTCAAACGGTTGTTCGCTCACCTCGTTTGTTTCGCAATTCCAAGGAGGTATATTTCGAGAATGGAATACACGAACAGATAGGACCGTCTTTGCTTCGTCAAAAGTATAAGTTCTTTTTATCGTCCGCTATTATTAATCATATCGGTTATGATATAAGCGATGCTGCGCTCCGACAAAAAGCTGAGAGAAATCTTGCATTGTTACAAAAAGAGCCGGTTCTCGATGACGGTCATTATTATCATCTTGGCGAAACATACTTTGCATTAGAGGATTGGGACGCGGCGGCTCATAGCTTGATACTTGCAATAGCCAAGAACTCGTTGTCAAACGAGATAACCGCTCATTGCTACTGTATGCTTGTGCAGATAGATTATAACCGCGGCTATTCCTACGCTGATAATTTTATCAAGGCGGTGGTAACGGACCCTGAGTCACCAGAGCCGTATTTCATATACGCAGAATTGCAAGCTGCAAAACGGAATTATGAGATAGCGGCTAACAATTATAAGTATGCAATCGCCAATAACCGCATCCGGCGCTATCCGTTTTTTCAAATCGTGTATGATAAAAAATATTTAAATTCAAAATTGAAGGTGATAAATGAACGGTAAAAGAATACGGCTTGACTTTGATAATGAATTAAGAATAGACGATATTGCTGCAATTACCGGGCGGTCACCGACGTCAATCGTTAATGAGTTATTGCGTAAAATTGAAATAGTTGTCCCGGCAAGAGAGAAAATAATGTTAGATGCTGCCGAATCGAAAAAAGCCTACGGCACGGAGAGGGATGAACAAAACTAATTATATTACAAAAATAATCATTAGAAATCAAGTCCCTTTTAGTCCACTTTAGTCCCTAAAATATTCTCATATCAAAAACCAATTTGCCGTTAAACAAAATCAGCGGCAATGGAAATTACAAAACAACAATTATACGCGGGCGACACTTGGAACTGGACCGAGTCGCTCGCAGAGTATCCCGCATCTCAATACACACTTAAGATATACCTTCAATACCGCGACGAAGCGGTTATCGAACTTACTGGCACAGCGTCCGGGGATGATCACGTATTCACCTACACAGCGGAAGCTGAATTGTCCGGCGGTGAATACGTCTATCGTGCAAAGGTAATCGACGAGGATGATAATGTTACAACAATAGAAAGCGGTTCCGTTATAATTAAAGCGGATCTTGCCGCTTCAACCGATAGCCGCAATCATTATCAAAAAGTTATTGATGCAGTCGAAGCAATAATTGAAGGGAGAGCGTCGAAGTCATACGAATCAATCAGTATTAACGGACGCGCTATAACCGAAATGTCACACTCCGAGCTACTCAAATTACATAGCCGCTATAAATACTTACTCAAGCAAGAAGTAAAAAAAGAAAAGCTTGCGCAAGGGTTAAATGCGGGCGGAAAGATATTAATCAAATTTCAATAAACGGGGGAGAAATGAAACGATTTCAATTAGTAATACTTTTATCAATCATACTGATGTTTTTAACGGTGCCTTTGAGTGCACAAACAACCACGGATAACCTTACGAAGGTCACGATGTCCGGCGGGCTGTATATGTTTTGGGATGACATTGCGCTCGATTCAGCCGGCACGGCTTGGAGTCAAGCTTTTGATCTCAGCACATACGATAACGGCACAACGCAATTATTCTTATGCTACGATGCCGCGGTGTCCGACTCAATAAAATTATATCTCTATTCTCAAACAGTCGATAGTTGGATCGCATCAGACTCGTTAACACTCGAATCATTAACTGGCGCTTGCGATACAATGACGGTATCATTCAAAAGCAGAGCGTATAAATTCAAAGCAACTAACTTACCGACAAAGGCTGCCGAAACCGGGTTTGATCTCGGAGTATATACCGGCACGCAAGATATAGAAGTGGACTAATGGGATTTCTCTCAAACATCTTGCAAGTGTTTCAACCACAGCCGGAACCGCGACCAAAAAAGCGACCGGCACAACAACTATCTGTCGATCTGTCGGATTGGATATTCGACATCAAGCAAAGTTCCAACGGAATCGATTATGGATACAACGGAGCTAAGGTTGACCGGCTTACGGCGGACTGGATCAATGTCCTTTCTGCAAGTCAATCGAAAGATAAAGAGATTAAGAACGAGCTGTCAATTTTGCGCGCCCGGGCAAGGGACTTGTGCAACAATAATGATTATGCAAAAAAATATATCCGGCTCGTTCAAGCAAATGTTATCGGTCCAACCGGCGTAAAGCTTCAAGTTAAATCAAAAGAATATGATGAGAAGAAAAAGAAGTGGATTGAAGATAAACTTGCAAACGCTAAGATAGAACGTGCTTGGGCTGATTGGTGCCGTGCAGAGAATTGTACGGTTAACGGCAAGCTGACGTTCCGCCAAGTGTGCGAATTGATTATTACACACGCGGCTCGTGACGGCGAAATGTTCACAAAATATGTTAAGGGCAAATCGGTCAACAAATATGGCTTTGCTCTGCAGTTAATTGAGCCGGACCACGTTGATGAAAGAAAAAATATATACAACGAAAATGAAATAACCGTAATGGGTGTCAAGCTGGATAAGCAGAGACGCCCGCTCGGTTATTACATAAAGAAAGACTCACCTAATCGATCAAACGGAAGTTACGAAACAGAATTTGTGCCCGCAGATAAGATGCTTCACTTGTATGACCCCGAACGCGCTGATCAAACCCGCGGTGTCACTTGGATGGCTCAATCGATTATCCGTTTGAAAATGCTTGATGGCTACGAGGAAGCATCTCTCGTCAACGCCCGCGCATCGGCGGCACAAGCGGGATTTTTCGAAACCGATCCCGAAACAAATCTTGAATATGAAGGCGATGAAGTTGATGCAAACGGTGATATGTATATGCACCTCGAAGCGGGAGTGTGGCAGCAATTGCCTCCGGGCGTAAAAGCTCATTCGGTCAATCCGGAATATCCGCACCCGCAGCACGAGATGTTCGTAAGCCGAACCTTGATGGGTATTGCAAGCGGACTTAACGTATCGTATTCATCACTATCGGGAGATTACAGCAAGGCAAACTACTCATCCGAACGTGCTGCAAAACTTGACGAAAGAGATCAGTGGAAGCGCATTCAAGGATGGTTCATCGATTCATTTCTTAATCCGGTTTTCTCACAGTGGTTAAGCACGGCACTCCTATCCGATCAGTTGACGCTGCCGAACGATAAGTATGATAAGTTTAACGCGCCGGTTTGGTTTGCACGTCGTTGGGATTGGGTTGATCCGCAAAAGGATATCGAGGCAAAGGGCAAAGAACTTGAATTATTACTTACAACTCGAACGAAAATAGCTGCCGAAAAAGGTGAGGACTTCGAAGAGTTGCTCGAAGAACGAAAAGAAGAACAAGAAAAAATAAAAGAATTAGAATTATTGGGGGGAAACAATGCAAGCAGCAGCGCAGACAATGGAAGCGAATGAAGTGCGGGATAAAGTGCTTGGACAAACTTATGAACATATGGTTGAGGTTCGAGCGGAAGATATCGATAAGGAAGGGCGCACTGTTCCTTTCATCTTAACTTCCGACAGACCGATCGAACACTGGTTCGGTTATCTTATTCTCGATCACTCATCCGGTTCAATCAGAATGGATCACATCAAAAGCGGATTGCCATTTCTCGTTGATCACGATGTTGAAAAGCACATCGGGCTGGGTATTCCCGAAACATTTAAAAGTGATAAGGTTGAAGGTTATAACGCACTGAAGGGAACGTTTAAGGTCGGCAAAAGTCCGCTTGCACAAGAAAAGTTTGATGATATGCTTGACGGCATCCGCCCTTACGGTTCTATCGGCTTCATTCTGCACGATATGGAAATTGAGGAGAAGGGCAACGGAAAGGATAAGCCGGACATATACAGATCAAAAGATTGGGAGCCGATCGAGTTTTCAACAGTTTATCTCGGTCGGGATAAGTCATCAAAAATCGGACGTGCTATTCAATACACAGACGAACAGCTTGAACAGATCAAAACTTTAATAGCAAGAACTTTAGAAGAACATCAGCAACAACAAACAATAAACAATGACACGCAAGTGTCGGGGGGAACGCAAATGTCAGAAAACACAAATGTGCGAAGCGAAGAGGAAATCCTCGAAGCCGTGCAAAAAAGATTGGCGGAAATCGAGTCGCTCGAAAAACGTCACAACGTTGATTTAGCCGAATACAAATTCGGGAAGAAAAGCAAAGCGGATATCGCCGAGGTGCGCGGTTACGTGCTCGAGCAAATTCCGGAAGATAAACCGCTCGATACACCGGCAGCGCATCTTGATATGCCGGAAAGTGATGTGCGCGAATATAATTTTCTTAACGTCATTAAGTATCTCGTAGATCCGGTTAAGTACGCAAAAGAAGCAGCGCGTGAAGTTGAAGCATCAAAAGAGGTTGCGAAAAAACTTGGATATGCACCGCGCGGGCTGTTCGTACCGGCTGATATCGAGAAAAGACGAAGATCATTTTTGAAACGTGATCTTACCGTTGGCGGCAGTACATCGGGCGCAGAGTTGGTCGGGACCGATCACATCCCAACCTTGATTGAACTACTTAGAAATAAAATGCTGCTTACAAGGATGGGCGCAAGATATATGAGCGGGCTTGTAGGTAATGTTTCAATCCCTCGATGGGATGGTGCATCTACTGCGGGTTGGACATCAACGGAGGGCGCCGGAACATCGGAATCAACTCCTACAACCGGGGCGCTTACTCTTAGTGCAAAAGAAGTGTCTGCGAATGTGCAGTACACAAGATTGCTGTTACAGCAGTCATCTCCGGATGTTGCAGCTCTCGTTGAAGATGATCTTATGGCGGTGCTTGCGCTTGCAATCGATAAAGCCGGATTCCACGGAGCCGGAGGCAGCGGCGAACCCCAAGGTATCGTTGGAACTTCCGGTGTCGGAGCCGTAACAATTGCTTCGATGGATTGGGATGCTGCAGTTGAATTTGAAAGCGATGTTGATGCCGGCAATGCGCTTGATGGCACAATGTTCTTTGCTACAACACCGGCAGTTCGAGGCACTCTAAAATCACGAGCAAAAGAAAGCGGATACCCGGTTTACATCGTTTCCGAAAATAACGTGATGAACGGCTATCCGGTAATGACAACAAATCAGATCAACACTGGTTACATCATCTTTGGAAACTTCGCTCAAGTGATCATCGGCGAGTGGGGCGGACTGGATTTGATTGTCGATCAATCAGCTTCGACCGGCAAGTTCACTGTTGGCGCATTCAAAACAGTTGATCTTGGAATCAGACAGTCGTCTGCATTCAGCGTTGGCGCATCGTTTAGTTAATAATTAATTGAAGATAAGCGCTCGTTGGTGAAGCGGGCGCAAACATAAAACGGAGTTAAATAAAATGGCAAAGAAAGAAAAAATCAAAATCGTTATCGTAAACAAAAAAGGTTACGGTAAAGAGGATGAGAAAAAGAAACATCAATGTTATTACAAGCAGAATCTCGTAAAAGCGGGTGATTCATTTGAAGTTGATGCAGACGAGCAAGATGCAAAAATATTGCTCGCGCTTGGTTATGCTGAAGTTGTCGAAGGCAAACCCAAAGTGAGCGTTGTGTGATGGATCTTGATCTCACAGATTTCAACTCTGCAATATTTGATAGCGGGCTGTGTGTCGATGCGGTTTTAAAAACTACATCGACACCGTCAGCTACTATTAGGGTTGATTTCCGAAATCAATACGGCTTAAAAAATGCCGGTGCTATCGTGTATGAAGGTGAGGAACTGTATTGTGATTGTAAATCATCAGACGTTTCCGACGCAAAACAAAATGATACGATCACTATTAACAGTATCAAATATAAAATCACCGAAATACAGCCGGAAGATGCGGGAATAACAAGACTCTTATTGAGGAAAACATCGTGAACAGAGCAACGATAACCGGATTGATGAAAACACACTTGGCTGCTATAACAACGGCGGGCGGGTATAATAATACTTTCACTAACGTTAAAAGATGGATGACTTACCCCGGCGATAATTCGCAAACTTTTTGGTGCAACATTCAAGATGGTAAAAATCAACGAACGCTTGATGATGGTTATCGGGAAACTTTAAATATAAGAATTACCGCATCGTTCGTAATTCACGACGACACTACAACTGAAGATGAGGAAGCTCTGTATGTTAAAGCTGAATCTGTTATCGAAGATATAATTGATTGCTTAAAAGCAAACGAATCGGCATACGGAACAGCAGTAAGCGAATCCGCATTTTTCTTTGAATTTGAAGATGATATTGCGATTGACAGAGACGGCGAAGGGGGGATCGTCGTTGAGGCGATCGTGGATGTAATTGCGCATCATACATTTGAAGCATTAGGGATATAATATGAAAAATAAAAAAGTTTTAAGCTTTGTTAAAAACTACGCTCCGGCAACCATTAAATTATGCGAACAAAACAATATGCCTTATTTGGCTGTCCTTGCGCAAGCGGCTCTCGAAACCGGGTGGGGTGTTTATGCTAAAGGATTCAATTTTTTCGGGATTAAAGCCGGGACAAAATGGAAGGGTAAAACAGAAACTTTCACAACCAGCGAAGTCGAGAACGGCAAAAAGATTAAGATTAAAGATACCTTCCGCGCTTATGAATCATACGAGGATGCGCTTAATAATTACATTGAGTTTATCAACGATAGATTCCCAAAAGCACTTGAAACCACCGACCCGGTTGAATACGTTGAAGCTCTCCAAAACGGCTATCAATACAAGTACGCAACCGATCCGGATTATGTTAAGAAGATTAAAAGTATTATAAACACTATTGAGATTGCCCTATCACTCCTTGAAGTGAAAGAACCGGAAGAAGGCGGCGAACAGCCGCCGGACGCCGGTAAACCAATTCCCAAAAAGATTCAAAAAATTAAAAATGAAGAAACTTAAAATAACATTGGAGCAAAAGATGAAGTTAACGGAAGAACAGAAAAAGCGAGTATTAGATCAAGCTTATGCGTTAGGCATAAAGTTGAAACCAGTTGAAGCAGTTGCTAAGCCTACCGCTGGAATTATAGGGGTTGAAGAACTCAAAGAAGCATTGGAAGCTGGGGCAAAAGTTACATCCGCTATCATTAATGAAGGTTACAATGTGCTTACACTCGGAACTGCGTTGTTCAAGGGCATTGTGGGCGGTGACGAGATACCCGGCGAGTTCGATGATCTTGATGAAAATGAATTCATCGAATGCTACGAAGCTTTTGCTGATGCTTTAGATTTTAACGATCCCGACGATAAGGATCTCGAGTTGTTCATAGAGAAAACATTTTTCAATCAATTCAAGCAAACACTCGACACACGAGATTATCTTGCTGCAAAAGCGAAAAAAGAAAATGCCGAATAATAATGTTGTTGAAAAAGCTGCCGACATCATTAAAAAAATCGATGGCTGGAAAACTGTCATCGGCGCGGTCGGCACTCCAATCGCTTCTGCAGTGTTGTTCCTAGTTCCGGAACATACTCTTGCTCATAAGATAGCGCTTGGTTTTACAATTGCTTTCGGTAGTGTTGGCATTAGCGGTGCAGTGCACAAAAAAATAAAAGGTGATTTACCGAGCGGTATGACAAAACGTAACCGGGGTTAAAATGGATGAAAGATATCTTACTCAATTATCAAGTGATATTAAACTAATACAGTCAGACATTAAATATATTAAAGAAAAATTTGACACTGAAAAACAACACTCGGAACGTTTAGCAAGGATCAATAGCGAAAAGGTGAATGATCACGAAAAACGAATAAGAAACGTAGAACAATTATTATACAAAGGAATTGGAGCTGCGATCGTAGTAAGCTCGGTGATTTCTTGGGTGATTTCAAAAATAACATAAATGGGGGAGACACAAAATGGGAAAAGTAGCTTATCAAGATGTCGTATATAAGCTTGGCGCAACGTCTGCTTCGCTTGCGACTGTTGGGCTGTATGATTTTAGCGCAAATGGACAAGCGGAAATAATGGACGTTTCGGATTCGGCATCCGGCGATAACAAAGAATTCCTTGCCGGAATGCTTGAGAAAGGAATCGGTTTTTCGAAGTGGTTCGACGACAGCGAAACACCATACGAGGAGGGGGACACTGTATATCTACAAGTAATTGCTGGCAGCAAAACACTCGGCTACGACTGCATTGTTGAAAGCGCTAACCTCGAATCGAGTAATGGAAGCGCTGTTAAATGGACATATTCGCTCAAACTTACTGGAGCAACGGATTAATGGCTGTGAAGGCTAATGACAGAGACGTCCGGGAGGTCAAACTCTTTGGACGCTCTGTCAATATTTACGACCGCACGATGAAAGATGTCTTTGATCTCGAAGATGCGGTGAGGTCGGCAAAGGGTAACCCGGTCATAATAACCGGCTATTATTACGCCCAGATGTTAAGCGATGCGCTTAAACCAAATTACGAAAATATGAAATGGTATAAGTTCATCGCAAAGTATAGATTGAAAAAATTGTACAGCGCAAAAAACTTGATTAAAAAGCTGACATTAAAACAGCTTATAGAAAAGGCAAAAGAAGTATATCGAGTTGGCGGCGCATCGGAGGATGACATCGAGGCGATATTTGAAGTAAAAAAAAAGCGAAGACAGACAAGCCGGACGAACCAAGAATCAACCGGCGAATCACAAATATAGACCTCTGTCATATATTCCCGTCAATGGCGGCAGAGTTAAGTCACGATTTCGAACAACTTCCGAGCAGAACGTATATGATGTTATTTCATAGATATATCAACTTCATTAAAGCTTATAGAGGCGGAGAATTTAGCATCTTCTCAAACGACGACAAAATATTGAGAGACGAACTCGAACTAAAACACGAAATCCGGGTCGGTAGAATAAAACCACAAAAAATTAATGTGAAAAGAGTGAATGGCTAAAATATTAAACATAGCAGAACTTGCAGCGGACGGAACAAGATATAAGAAAACCTTGAAAGGATTAGAATCCGAAACAAAGCGATCGGCGGGGAAAATTAAAAGTGATTGGGACAAGTTATCAAGCTCGATAGGTAAAATTGCCGGTACGCTTGGACTTGCGATCTGGGCTAACCAGCTAATGCAATTCAGTAAAGAGGCTGTTGTATTGGCGGGTAAACTGCAAGGCGTAAAAGAAGCATTTGATAAATTGAACAGACCTAATCTATTAGATGACTTAAGGCGGGCAACACGTGGCACGGTGGATGACCTTCAACTGATGCAAACAGCCGTAAAAGCTGAAAACTTTAATATTCCACTAAATCAACTTGCCACACTATTGGAGTTTGCACAAAAAAGAGCAACGCAAACCGGCGAATCAGTAGATTATTTAGTTGATTCGATTGTAACTGGTATCGGGCGTAAATCAGTAATGATCTTAGATAATCTTGGTATATCGGCGGTAGAACTTCAAGAGGAAGTTAAAAAAGTTGGTGATTTTGGACTTGCAACCGGGAACATAATCGCAAGAGAGCTTGAGAATATGGGTAATGTAAGCGAAACCACAACGGATAAAGTTGCTCGTATTACTGCCGGGTTTTCCAATATGAAAGCTGAAATCGGGCAATCTCTCACACCGGCAATGGACGGATTACTCGATCAGTTTCAACGGCTAATGGAAACCGATCTTGAAACTACGATAAGGCAATTAAAAAGTTTGAATGTATCGGACGAACAGCTCAGAAGATTATCGATGCTTAATACATTGCTTGAAACTCAATCTCAATTAGAGAGCACACGCAAAGTCTTAAACCTATCTACTGATTTAGGACCGAGAGTAACTGGCTTCGAAAATCCGGAACGTGATGACTTTTTTATAAGCGAAGATTCCTTTAAACGTTTTGAGTCAAGTCTCAAAACCTTGAGCAGCGATAGTGTTGAGTTTGCCGAGAAACTTAATCTGATAAATCAAGAAACTGCGGACTTGACAAGACAAGCTGCTGAGCTAGCTGAGTTAAGATTACACGCAAAAAATGTTGAGGATATTGATGAGGAAATAAGCAAAATTAATAATATGCTTAACCGTTATAGGAAAGTTGAAGTTGCATTAACTCAAATTGAATTGCAAACAAAAGCTATTAAAAATGCGCAAGAACTCTTAACCGGTTCCGGCACCGGAGATGATCTTGCGGATATGTATGCCGAAGCAGCAAGGGAACTAGATGGATGGAACGCTGCCTTGCAAGATACTATTACAGAGCAAATGGACTTAAATTTATTAATGGCTGGTTATAGTAAACATGCCTCTGAGGGTATTGACGAGACAAAGAGCGCATACGAAAAATTATATTCCGATTTAACCTTTTTGGCGCAAGGTTATCTTGACTGGAAAAGGGAACAGATAGAGATAGAATATCAATCGATATTGAAAAAGACTCAAGATGAAATAAATGCGGAAATTTGGAAGAACGAACAATTACGAAAACTTGCAGAAGAACGTCAAGAGTTTATGGGGATGTCTGGTATGTACTCAATGGCGGAAGATGATCTTGATGCGATGATCGAGCAGCTTGACGAAGAACTTGCAGAACGTGAAGATATGGAATTGCACTTAGCTAATATGCGTATCGAAGGGATCCGCGATGGCAATGATGAAATGCTGGATGGTGCTTTAAGTTTGGGACAAGCGCTTAATAATTCCTTCAGCAAAGCCGGGGATAACTTGCTTTCAACCTTTACACAATTATTGATGCTTGCAATTCAAATCGGTTCTAGTCTTAAAGCCGGCAGTTCTGGTGGTGGGGGTGGATTTAATCCGTTTTCAATTGCAACTTCTCTATTATCGTTTATTCCGGGACTTGCCTCCGGGGGGAATGTAAGACCGAATTATCCTCACATTGTGGGTGAGAGGGGACCGGAATTATTCATTCCGTCACAACCGGGTTACGTAACTCCAAATAGCATCACCAATAATATTATTAACAAACCGGATAACAGTAGCAACAAAATACTTGATGCAATATACGCTCTTAATGATAACATCAGCCGAACCGGCGGGCAGCGCAATACTTTTGTTATCTCGGTTGACGGCAAAATACTGGGTGAAGTAACTCAAAAAAATATTAACAAGCTGCAAAAAAGCGGAAAGAATTTAGATGACTTATAAGCTTGAAATATATGGCACAAACTGGAATGATGTTTCGGATTATATAACATCCGGGGATTACTTCCCTTATATCGACCGCAACAGAGATTATGAGTGTAAGGCATCCGGCTTTACGATAGAGGTATCATTCGAATTTTCGGTTAATATATCAAAGGGTGACGAAGTCAAGGTGAGCAGAGTGTCGGACAGCACGGTTATGTTCACTGGCTATGTCGCAAGCGTAAAAGCGGATTATGCAAGCAAGGTATATCGAGTTAATATAGATAATTATTTAATGCTTTTAACTAAAAAGAATATATCACACGAACAAGACGATGATGCATTTCACGAAGCTTTGGTTAACGGAGCAATTGATTTTACGACGTATGGGATTCCGGTCGATTCAATCAACACGGGTAACGATACAATCGTAAGAACGTCCCACGGATTAACCGGGCTGGAAGATTATATAATATTCAATAAGAGCACCGCGGATATTGAAGCATTCAAACCATATTCGATTGACGTTATTAATACAGATTCGTTTCAGCTCTATCCGTATGATAATCTAACGCCGCCGGCAATCGACTTAACTGACAGCTCTGTTCCGAGCGGAATGAAATTCATCAAAGATTCTGATGTTGATGAATCGATCTATGACGGCGAACGAATGAAGTTTAGCTATATGCTGATAGAAATGTTCAATCAATGTGGTTTGACGTTGAGCACTACGGGGATGAGCACATCTGTTGTCGGTACGTTCTCGTCAACTACGTATCATATCGATGATTTCAATTTTGATTATGATAACTTTTGGCTGCTCAATCAAGAAGAAGATGAAGCAGAAGCTGATAGAGTGATAACATACTTTGACTATCTACAGAAAGTGTGTGCGATGATGGGGATGATAATTGTTTGCACGGCGCATAAAACATTTAGATTATACACCGCCCAAGATGAAGCATACACATACGACGATGATCAATTTTATTCATACGAAGAAGAAGAAGGTGAAGCCAATAACGATGGTGTAAAATTTATTCTAAAGAAATGGAATTTCTCTGTAAGTCTGCTCGAAACTGTTGACGAATATGAAGATGGCAGCGGGAATATAAGATGGTATAATAATTTGTATTTGAATTTCGGAGCGCCGAACGCAAGCGGCGGAATATGGCTTCCTTCGCGCGAAGATGATTCCGCGGTGAGGCTTGGGATCAATAATTATATACGCGCTTTATCGCAGCCATACAATCGTAAATCTGTTGAGTATAGTCCAAGGCAGCATACAATAAAACAAGTTGTCGAAAATTTTCTAAGCTTGGACGAAAGAAAACCGTGCAGCAAAATAATTGAGGAGACATACTCGTGAGCGATAATATATTTGGGCTCGGACCGGCTAAGTTCACTGGAACCGGAGATCCGGACAGCGGCACGGTTATTCTGTATGCCTCTGTATTTATGCCGGCATTCACAGATCCGCAATTCGCAGAAGGTGTATCTCCTCTTACCGGTTATAGAAATTTCGAAGAGCTTGGCGATTACTCAGAGTTTGAAGTAATAATTAATGCATATAAGTATGACGGAACATCGGCTTTCGGGACTTATACAACGTCAACAATTTTAACGAAACTTCGAAGTTATGCGTACAAAGATGTTGTGTTCTATCCTCACAAAGACGGCTCTACTGCGGGGGATGGCAACGGCAAGCCGATGAAGGATGCATCGAGCAATAATGTCAATTATTATGTAACGATGGTTAAACCATACTACATTGAGGGAATGCCATTTTCGAAAAACAAGTTAAGAATAATGATGCGATTTAAAAGCAGAACTTACACGGACATTACAAAGGTAATGCAGTGATTTTTAGTCAATGCAAAATAGTGAACGGATTAACAACGGTGGAGTTTGATAACTGCATTCTCGATGGTGATTTCATTAACCCGGAGTTACACGAATTTCCATCAATTGCAACCGGGTATCGGTCGTTTGTGAAGATGGGCGATAGAGGAGAGTGGCAGATAACTGATTATGTATATAAGTCTGCAGATGCAGCGGCAAGGTTAACGACACTGAGAGCTTTGAAAGATGAATCGGTTCACTTTTATCCGGACAAAAACGGAACGCCGATAATTAACCAGCAAGGGGAAACACAAGAGTTTTACGTTAAGGAAGTAACTCCAATTTATTTTATGAAAACAACAAACTTAAACGATAATTTATTAGCCGTTATCATAACATTAAGCTCGCACAAGTTTACGCATTTGGGTGCAGCTGACACGGTTAATGGTTATGGTTATCAGTATGGAATGTATTATGGATATGGGTTATAACAATGGCTGATGTACCGAGCGGATATACTGCAGAATATAATATTGCCAAATGGAATGATGGCGATAACCCGGGAGCGTCTGCACTTAACAACAACTGGGACATCATTGATGCGGCAATTTTGGCGGCTTACAATGCCGGTGGTGCAGTCACGTCGGTTTTCGGAAGAACCGGAGCCATAGCAGCTCAAGCATCTGATTACAATGCTTCGCAAGTAGATAATGATTCAAGCGTAAGCGGAACGTTCGTATCTGATGCACTCGATACTTTGTTGGGAATCGCACAAGGCGATATAACTCTAAATTCAAATTGGGGAACGAAATTCACAAGCGATGGTTCGACTCCAATTACCGAAATTGGACTTGGCGAGACTTTATACATAGACACACCGCAAGATTTAAGAACAACGGCAGCAGTTACGTTCGCAACAGTCAACACCGGGCAAGGCGACAATGAACTCTATGCAATGAATCAGAATGTTAGAACTACGGACGATGTAACATTTGATGATGTGATAATTACTAACTACGGAACAGCACAACAATTCAAAAGTACATTAGAAGCAACCGGAGGTTCAACTGATTTTCATATTGCATTCTTTGATGAAGATGGGTGGGCAGTAGGGAAAGGTTCGCAGTTTTATTTCACTGAATCCGGTGCAATTGATTTACTGACATTGGCTAATACTCATTTTGTCCATAGCGGGAACGTAGGTTTATATAATTCATTCTCTGCCGGGTGGGGCGGAAGTGGATGGAGAGTAGATTACGGAGTAACAACGGCTAATACTTCGACTGCTGAGTTTGATGACTTGTGGATACGCGGAACGATGAACGTTTACGAGTTGGTTATAAATCAAATACGAGCAACCAACGGAAGTTTCTTTGTATCTTCGACCGGGAAGCTTGCTTCTACTCCTTCGGCGCTTAGTGGCGGTCCGCCGGCAACACAAGATTTAACATTCGAAGATCCCGAAGGGAATAATTTATGTCCATTTGCAGTAGGTGATA